GTTCAACTGATTACGTAGGAAAATTACCAAACGTGCTACGTTGATACGATCTAAAGCACTTGCGCCTTTAGCACGAGTCTTCTGACCAAAGTTAACTAGACCAGCACCTGTAAAGTATGTAATAGGATTAACTTTTACATTATACAATGTGTCACGTTGTCCGTCATTTAGTGCAACTGATTTGAACTCACCTTCGCTTGTAACATAACCAACTGATGTTGCGTTTGTAACGTTACCACGACGTGTTCCTGCTGGAGCAAACCATGGATAAGCAACTTGGTCGTTTAGAGCAAAAGTTCTTAGGATCATGTGACTTGGAGGAACTGCAATGTTCTTTCCAAAGTTATCACTTGTGAAGCCCCATGGATAGAACACACCTAGATATTCATCAAAACTAACTAGACCGTTATCGTTGTCTTCTAATGCACCCATTAGGTTAGTACCCCAGTTGTTTAGGTTAGTAGCACTTGGCTCTAATCTAGCTGGTGTATCACCAATAACAAACGCTGTTAGTCCACGATCGTTGTTTAAGCTAACTAGTTCGCCGATTAGCTCAGGATAACCTGGGCAAGCTAACAAGTTAAAGCTGTTACGTTCTGTATCACGAATTTCTTGGTTTGTATTAACTGTCTTTTGTAGACTTTGGATAATAACTTTACGCTGTGCGTGACGACCAAAAGAACCACTGCCGTCTGTTTGATTTGCACTTTCTGTTACCCAACGATCAGCAAAGTAGTTGGTCATTGTTTCGCCATCGCCTGCGCCAAAACGTCTGTTGATTGCTGTTGTGTCAATGTAGTTACGAACATAACGTTTGACGTTAAATCCGCTACGCCGAGTGTTCCATAGCAACATACCTTCTGGATATAGTGCAGGATCTGGACAATCAAAGTCAACAAAGTCTTCACTTAGTAAACTGGCAATACTTGCTGGCTCGTAGGTGCTGTTAGTTGGCTCACCGGTATCTGTCCAACGTGCATCTGCAAATACAATACCATTTTCTGTTGTTTGATCAGTTACATCAACTAGATCCCAACGCTTAAAGCTGTTGTTCCAACGCTTCAATAGTGGATAGTTTTCTAAATCACTGGTATCAACCCATAGATCAAGATCAGCTGGAGTTGATGGAGCTGTTGGGCTAACTGTTGGACCATCTTCATTTGTATCACTTGTTGGACCATAATTTAAATAGCCAACCCAGTCGGTTCCGTTGTTGATCATGATATCAACTTCATCTACCACAGAGCTATACCATAATTGACCATCTTTTGTTTTAGTAGTTGGTGCAGTACCGCTAATGAAATACATAACACCTACTGGGATCATGATCCACGATGTAGTTGTGTTTCTATATTTTACTACAAATGTTGCAAGGCCAACGTCATGTTGAACATATACTGTGTTAACTTTAATACCTGAACCTGTGTAATTACGGTTGGCATCAGCAGTAGGATCACCTGCAGGATTTATTAGAGTAAAGTTTAATGGATCAAGAGCCTTGTTTGCGGCCTGATCATCAGCGTATACAGGTGCAGTTAATTGTTCAAATAAACGAGTTGCACCGTTATATTTCTTAACACGCCATCTTGCACCAGCATTTGGCTCAGTAGTTTTAATCCATACAGAACCTGTTGGACGATTGTCTAACGAAGTTTTGTATTGTGGAACTTGAGTGTGCTTGCTGATCTGTAGCTTAGGTGCCGCGTATTCTGCAGGAGCAATACCAAGTGCGCTTAATAGTGCGCCACCTGTGTCAGCAGTTCCTGTAAATGTAAATGTTGTAATTGCACCAGTTGCTACTCCAGTAACTGTTATTTGAATATCATGAGTAGTGTTTACACCGCCCACAGTTGAACCTTGAATCTTAATAATGTCACCAACTGTATAGTTAGTACCGCCTTGAGTTCTAGTTACAGTTGTGTATGTTCCATTAGCGCCATTACGAACTACTGTAAATTGAGCTCCGGCAGCGGCTGGGTTAGTTACGTTCTCTGGAACGTGTACTGTTGTGCGACCAAGATATGTTACACTTGATGGTTCTGTAATAGTCAAGCTGTCAGTACTTGCGCTAACTGTGAAAATTTCTAGTTTACCAACTGAATTCTTTCTAGCACCAAACGGACCGCCAGCATTATTAAGGTCAGTAACTACGCTGTCAATTGTACCACCTGTAATTTCAACGTTAACAGCATTAATAGTGAAAGTAGAACTTGGTAAACCTGTTACTGTTCCGCTAGTTTGGCTGATAGTAGGCCATGCTTTTGCCCACTCGTTTGACCCAACATGTGTCCATACGCCTTCGCCTACTACCGGTGCACCGTTTGCGTTGTATGCGCTCTTGTAATAAATTTCAAGATTATTACCATCTGGGGCTATTGCATATGTGCCTGCGGCAATACCATCTGCGGCATGTTCAGCAATTCCGTCTAAAAATACTAGTGGAATCTTATTGGTAAATGACTGACCACCAGCTGTTGCTGAGCGTCCGTCCCACTGGAAAACACCATATGTTGAGCTGGCAGTATCTAACCAGAAAGTTCCATCTGCTGGTTCACCGCCAGGTGCTTGTGCTCGTGCTTCTAATTCTGTTAAATTGATATCTGCGCGAACTACTAGTGCAGAGTTACTTATTCCTAAGAATGAATATGCGGCTTGTAGACCGTATTCGTTTAGTTCACCAGCATGAATTGGATTGTTATTTGTATCCTTCTTGAATACTGGATCGCCGAATGTCTCAGCGAGTTCACGCTGACTTGTAATTGTATATACTGTGCCTGCTTTCGAAGCTGTAGTTCCTAAAGCTGTTCCTGACCCCGATGATGGTGTCTTGTCTGCACTTGTGGCCACAACAAATAGTGGTCGAGTGCCTGGTTCAGCGGTTGTGTAAAAACTTTCGTCGATTACAGAAACCTGTACGCCTGGTGATATTAAAGCCATTTTATGGTCTCCTTCTTACTGTTAATATTTAGCAGGTATTTGATAAAACAGCTACTTATAACAGTGAGAAAAGGGCAGAAAAAGGGCTAGTATAAATATAAGATGCGACCACTATGCAATATATGTAAAGAACGGCCTTGTGCTGTCAACTACTACAAGGACAACAAGCCTTTCTATAGGCGCAAGTGTGATGGATGTGCTAGAGGCACTACCCCTAGTCAGCCTCGTTGGCATCAGTTAGGCTATCGTAAGAAAGATATGTGTGAGAAGTGTGGATACAAAAGCAAGCACTCAGAACAGTTTAATGTGTTTCATATAGACGGTGATCTCAACAACTGCCGAGCTATAAATCTTAAAACTGTGTGTGCAAACTGTCAGCGAGTCCTACATAAAGAGGGCGTTCGGTGGCGTCAAGGTGATTTGGTACCAGATTTCTAACCTGAAGATATAGGTCATCTATGGTAGCATTGTTGTCTAGGATATGGTCAAACTTAGTGCCTACCCAAGCTGTTTCGCTAGCGTGAATTTTGAGTCGTTTTATACGCTCACTGCTAAGAGCATAATTCATGTTTCGATCGCCCTCATTCATGTTGACAGCATCTTGATACCAATCAGGTAGTTCGCCACGCTGTACCCATACAATTTCTCCACCTGCGGCTTTAATTGACTTGATTTCGTTAGGAAAACGGCAATCACTGATTACAATGTCATCTCGTGAATTGCGGAGTTTGTTTTCTAAGCTGGCAATCCAAATATCATCGTGAAATGCCTTGCGACAAACTTCAGTGCCCCAGTATTGCAGTATCCAACGTGGTGTTAACGTGGGCATGTTTAAGCGTTCTGCCCACCAAGGATCCACTTGCTCTCGCCATTCACGAGCACTTTTTGTGCGGCCTTCTAGCATGGTACGATCCCAGCCAAATACCTGTGCTACTGCATCTTTTAAACTGTTGGCAAAACTTTCTCGTCGAAATCCGTGAAAGTTAGTCAAATAATCAGCAACAGTATCCTTGCCCGAACCAATAAAACCGCACACGCCTATAATCATAGCATCTCCTAACGATATGCTATTATATAACAGTTTTATTACAAGGTCAAATATTTTTATGCCAAATTATAATAGCTAATCATCTATCAATGGCATAGTATGCAATCGCTCTAATGGAGATTTAGACGTAGTTTGAAGTCCGTAGATGAAAAATACGTAAGTTAATCGAACACTTCCGCCAGTATAATATGTGTTAGCGGCGTGAAATTCCTTGGCATCGTATGCCGCTAGTCTATTATATACATTTTTTATAATCACAGACTCTTCAAATTTATTGTTATGTTCTTTTAATTTCTCAATGTATCCGTTGCGGTCGTTATTTTTATGAAAATTAATCCTAGCAGTTTCGTCAAAAATTGCCTCTTCTCCTGATTTTAATTTGTATATTGATGTGCCAGAGTCTGGGTGAGCATCTGGGGTCAGATATATAATACCCGCCGCAATGGCCCTGGGATCAATGTGTATCCAAGATTTATTATACCAGCTTTCTTTATCAGTAATGTCAGGAGCTTCAATTTTGTGGAAAAATGATGACACTTGCCAATTTACGTTAGTTGTATTGTAATCATAGAATAATCTAAAAAATTTATTATTACAGTAATCATGTAATATCGGATCAACTTCGTGCAATGCTTCAGTTCGAACTCCGGCATATTTTCCATTTTCAGCAGGACTAAACTTTAACTTTTCTGCTCGCTGTACTATCTTGTCCGGATCAGTAAAAAAATTATCAACTACTACCGATGGAAAATTAGTCATTCCAAATTGCATACACACTCCAATTATTTAAAATTAATAGACATTACTATTCGTTCGTTGTCAAAATCTTCCGTAAGATTTTGCTCTACATAGTGTTTCAGATACGATGGAAATAATAATACATCTCCGGGTACTGGATTCCAGCAATATTCCTGAGTTGATTTATCAGTTATTGTATCAATAGGTAAAACGTCGTGCATTATATCCGGACGTTCGAATACAATTTGACCGCTATTTTTTGGAACTTTAAGGTATACAACTCCGCTAATCCAACATCCTGGATGATTGTGAAGTTTATTATAATTGTATAGTGTATTTTTGATAAACCAAAATCCGTCAACTGATATTGTTTTTAATATCCCAAGTTCATTATAGATTATCTGAACAATTGGTAGAATTTTTTCTACAATTGGTTTAGCAAATAACATTTTGTCATTTAAGTCTTGTGCTGAGTAGACTTGACTGTGCCAACCGCCAGCATTGCTTGCTTCTTTATAATTTGTTTTATCTGTAGAAAGTAAATTGATATTTGTTAAAATATCAGAATTATCACCTATATTAGTATGGTAGATACTGGTGATAAAAGGTGCTATTTCTTTGATTATTATTTGCGAATCACTCATGCAACTATATATCAACATATTTGCATGAGCGGTAATATTATTGAAGTAGGTCTTTAGATCCTAAAATATTTGAAATCACAACAATGTGACAGTCAATATAACGCTTTATAAGGGTATCAGTTTCTACTAAACGTTTTTGTTTCCACTCATTTAAATGTTCAATTGTTATATTTTCTTCACCTATTTGACTGATATATTCAACGGCTGCTTCGTAACTCATGTTTATCTCCAATATGTGTTTTAGATAGCGTATCTAATTAAAATAATTCCAGATCCGCCAGCACCCGATTGACTGCCGCCACCTGACTGATTTCCATTACTGTCCTGACCGTCTTCTCCAGCACCACCACCACCACCACCAGTATTTGCAGTACCATTAATATTTGTAGCTGAATTCTGTGGGCTTGGATTAACTGAAGATTCTTTGGTGGAATTTCCGCGGCCACCGCCGCCGTAGTAACCAGCAGTGCTGTTGTTGTTTTGAGTTCGTAGTGTACTAGATGTGTAAGAGCCACCACCACCTCCACCTGCGAACCAGCCACCGGGACTACCGTAAGATGTACCAAATGTTGCAGAAAGATCAACCCCAATACCCCCGTTGCCGCCATCTGAATCGTTAGTGCTTCCCGATGTATTAGATCCAGCGCCACCAGCGCCACCACCACCACCACCACCATAATTGCCGGCAATACCATTGCCGCCTGAGTTTCCGTAACTAGTCCAACTAGCAGGAGTTGTTTTATTAGAAGATGCGCCGGTATCGTAACTGTTTCCATTTCGACTTCCGGCGCCGCCGCCGCTGCCGCCCTGGCCAGCTCCTGCATAGTTACTATCACTACACCCACCCCGGCCACCGCCGTAAGCAGTTACACCAAATCCAACTGAATCGTTGCCGTTGGGTGGAGTAGGTGGAGTAGTATTACTAGCATTAGATCTTCCAGAGCCGCCATCGCCTACTGTTAATCCATAAGATCCTGCTGTAAGAGCATATCCAGTTCTAACTAAAACTTGTCCTGCGCCGCCGCCGCCTTTGCCAGTGTCTTGATCACCATATCCGTAGCCACCTGCACCACCGCCGGCAACAATTAGTACGGCAACTGTGGCATCTGAATTGAGTGTAAAATTGTTTGCGCCAGTTGAAGTAAAAGCATGTAATCTATAATTAGTACCGCTGATGTTCACTGTTGATTCTGTACCGCCTGAGCCAATTGGAGTTACAATAATGTTAAAACTTCTGTCAGCAGTTTGTCCGTTGGCAGTGGCACGAATAGTAAATGTATAAGTGGTCTGCGATGTGATAGCAGTTATAGTTCCAGAAATAACACCAGTTGCTGATGCTAATGAAGCACCAGCTGGTAAACTTCCTGATACTACTGAGTAGGTTATAGCATTGCTGTCTGGATCTGTTGCAGTAACAGTTACTGAACGTGCCGCACCACTTCCCCACGTAGCAATATTGCCAGCACCAGTAGACCACACAGGATCTCTGTCAACTGTTCCAGCATTTTCTAATAAAGCAGTTAACCCTGATGGATTAGATACGCGAACGTTAAATGCGGCTCCTCCGGTGTAGTTAACTGCGGTGGCATTAGTAGCAAATGTTAAACTGGTAGAATTAACATACGTAGTACTAACAGTTCTTGTTACGCCCCCAACACCTGCTCCTTCTACTGTAATAGTAGATCCCGCTTTGAAATTTGATCCTGAGATTGTGATAGTACTATCTGTATCGGTATTAATAGTTCCACTGATATTTGTTACAACCGGTGGAGCATCAATGCCTGCCCAACCAGTAGCATTATACTGTTCTAGTAAACCATTATCAGTATTGTATCGTACTGCACCGGTGACTGCTGTTACTCGTTGAGCAGTGGTGCCCTTTGGTACAATCATAGCATCAGTTCCCTCAATTACTGGGTTTTTTAATGCGTTACTATATTTCTTGAGTGAATAATCTGCCATTTTTATCTATCCTTAAATAACCAACCGTTGGTTGCATCATAATATATTAAACTAAATGCCGCACGTTCTGTTGATACAGTCATGTTGGCGGCATCTCCTTGAATTGGTTTTCCGTTTCTTGCTATAGTTAAATTATTAGTATCAAATGTACCTGCTACATCAATAAATCGTATCTCATCGCCTTGCTGAGGACTTGCAGGCAAGGTGACTGTCATTACTCCACTGCTAGTATCAATCCATAAGAACTGATAAGCAGAAGCAGAATACGGGCTTGATTGATAGTCTATGTTAACATTTCGGAAACCGCCAACTGGAATCCAACTTGTTCCATTATGGCCTTCAAATGTATTTGACTCAGTATTGTATCTTAGTTGTCCTGCAACTCCGGAACCAGGACGTTGAGCTGTGGTTCCTTTAGGAACCAACATATACGCAGTGCCACCAAAATTGATAGTGCCATCTGCATAAATGTCATTCCATTTATAGCTGGTAGATCCTAAATCAAAAGAATTGTTTACTGACGGAATTGCATTAGTACTAATTTTAGTAAAATATTGTTTTGTTGCTTGTTCGGTAGGAACAGCTGAGTTTGAATTTCCGCTTAGTGTTGAATCGCTTGAAAATTCATTTACTAATTCTCCTAACTGTGCCCCAATGCTACCTAAGCGTAACGATGTTAATCCTGACAAGTTAAACGCATTAGCATTTAATGTTGCACTACCTGTTGCTTGATCAACTGCAAAGTATGCGCCAACTCTAAAGTTACCGTCTTGGTCGGTTGACACGTAATACACACGACCTGGATAATTTTCAATTACTTCGTTACCTTGGCTTGCACTTTGTGATGGAAACCCAGGGTAGTTAGTTGTTGTTTTGCCGCCAGTACCAATACTTAAGAAGTCATGTCCTGTCAATCTCACTTGACTGTAAGCGTATCTAATAGTAACGCCAGTACCGTCAGCTGAACCACTTGGTTTTTCTTGTGCTAACACTAAAACTACTCGACTGCTACTATTAACATAAGTTCCACCCACTGATTGAATTACGTAACTGTATGCGTCGCCGGTAATACTTACAGATGCTCCTGGCTGTGGGTTAGCACCAAGGCCGGTTACTACTAGTACAAATCCTTGTTGATTCTGTAAACCAGAACTAGTGATTTGTGCTGTTACACCAGCACCGTTACTGATTGTTTCGTTGTTTTGTAACGGTGTTCCGCTGTTAAGTTTGTAGTATACTTTGGTAACACTTGCTTGAACGTTGGTAACGGTGGCAGTTGCGCCCGATGTACCGCCAGTAATTGTGTCGCCTGTAGTAAAATCACCGCCAGTTAATCCGCTATAACTTAGTTGGGCACCGTAAATTGTTCCCACTTGATTGGTAGTAACTTCTGCTGTATCGTATCCCGCTGATACTGCGCCATATGTACCGTAACTGTTGTTACCGTTTAATGCACGAATCTTTCCACCGCCAGTTGTAACGTAACCCATGTGACAATAGTAAGTAAAACAACTGACAATTTCTGATTTGCCGCCATTCTTGACCCAAAATCCAACACCATTATCATTTATACATGTAAATGCGTGGAACAACATGGATCTATTTCCACTAGCATGTACACTGCCGTCAACAATTGCGCCAACTGCGCCGCCTAGACCAGTATCATCACTAAAACAACTGCATTCAACAATGTAGGGAGATTTAATAAGTATAGGACTTGCTGGATTAAATTTTATATACACGCCGCCTATTGTAGCATTGTTAATATCTTCTGGTGTATTAGATGGTATATAGCCTTTTAATCCTTTAAATGTCATACGAGTTAACATACAACTGTCGCTGACCAACCACATGGTTTTTTGTTCATCGCCTGAGGCCGGTTGAATAAATGTAGTACGTACTCCATCACCTACAACATAAACTTGTGCTGGAACTGTGATTGGGAGACTTTCTGTATATGTTCCTGCCTTAACAAATAACACCGCAGGTCCAGTTATTCGAGTACAAGCATAGGCAATAGTTGCCCATGGAGCTGTTTGACTTCCACGGGTCGTAGCATCTACTCCGTTATCAGCATCAACATAATATTGTTTGTTGCCGCTGATGCTTGCCCACTCAGGTGCAGTAGTAGCATTGTTTACACGCAATACTTGACCCACTCCACCGATACCTAATCTAGTTAGCGCAGAGCTATTTCTATAGGCTATATCACCAGCAGTAGTTACTACATTAGTAGCACTGCCCTGCATCATTAGTTCCCAATTACTTGGGCTTGAGCCGGGAGTATTATTTAGATTGTTGGATGTTAAACTGACATAAGAACTTCCTGTATATTCAACAACGTTTCCTTTTTGGTACGTAGTCAAGGACGACCATGTGCCGGCCCAGTTGAATCCATCGACTACCAAATCCCAATATGTGGCACTGGTTGGATTGTTTCCAGTTGTGTCAGATTTTGCCACGTAGACCAATCCGCCGTATCTGACCAAATCGCCCGGCTTGTATGCGGTAACGTTAGAATAAGTGCCTTGATTGGTAAATCCTGTGCTGAATACACTCCAGTAACTGACATTGGTTGGTAAGTTGCCAGTTGTTTCGTTAGTGGCTATAAAAAGATAGCCGCCGTAGCGTACAATGTCACCTTTCTGATAAATTGTCGATCCGTTGTAACTGTCTTCAAACTGTTGTCCTTGGACAAAGGGAGTCCATTTACTTTCGTGTGTTTCCCAACCAGCAGTGGTAGCCGCGCCACTAGTATGTTGTGTATTACATAGATATGCATTGCCGCCAAACGATATTACATCGTTAATTTTATAAAATTTTGTACCTTGCCATGCGCCTTCCCAACTAAATCCTGCTGAATATAAATCCCAATTGGCGATGTCAGTATAAAAACCAGGTATTGTAGAACTAGAAGTATGTCCTGCATTGGCAATATAATTATTTCCACCATACTTAACTAAATCGCCTATCTTATAACTAGTTGAAGTATTCCAAAAACTAGTCCATTGTGTGCCGTCAGTCATTAATGACCAACGACTTGCTGTCAGGTCAACATAAAAATTAGCATTGGCAGTATGCGCGATTAAACAGGAATAGCTTTTTCCGCCAAATCTAATTACATCATCTTTTGTGTATGCGGTGGCTGTGGCCCAGGCACCGCGCCAATTAAACTTTACCTTACCTATTGAAATTGTAGAAATTCCCATCGTATATTCCCGTTATCTTATATTTATATATCGCTATCGGTATATTCTATTTCTAAATTACCGTTAGCTGTAATTTTCCAGCTGTAATCGCTAGATCCAATTTCCCACATTACATATTGTTCTGTAGCATCGCCGTTAGCAACTGCTAAATCGCCAGATGTCATGCGTGTGTATTCTAAATCACCATTTGCATTTACAACAAATCCGTGAAATGCTGGAGTTGTAGTAGTTGATACTGTTCCATCATTTTTTACTTGTAATCCGTTTCCAACAATTACTGTACCAGCAACACCGGTAGTTGCCACATTAATAGTAGCAACACTAATAGTTCCATCTTGTGTAACATTAATTCCACTGCCTACTTTAACTGCTCCTAGTACTGAATCTGTTGCTGGTGTTGTAACAAATGTTTTAACAGCCCCCAGTGTGGTTTTATAACTGGTAATGGGTGTTGTGGGATCTACAACGTAAACAAGCGAGCCACTTTCAAGGTCAACTGCTGTTTGTAACGGAAGATCACTGACTTTTATTGACATTGCGTTATCCTATAATAAATGTGTAACCGCGGCCGCCGGCTACCTGTTGCATTAGATCTGTTTCTAATTTTTCTATTTCTGCTGTGCCTTCGCCTTTGATTGCTGTACCGTTTAGGCTAGTGCCGCCTTGTGGGCCTGCAATCTGTGCAAACTTTTCACGAGCATTGCCCAGCATGATTTTGCAGTTGGCTAGTGTGTAGTCTTTGACCCATTGTGCCGCATAGACATCGTTTAGAATACCAATGTCTGGACGATAGTTGTAGCAGTAAAGCATTAGTTCTTCGTCATCAGTACGTGGACGCTGTAGAACTGTTAATTTGTGACTCTGTGCATGCCATTTAAACTCAATAAATGATCCAAACATACGACCAATCATTTCTTGATATTGTGCAAACAGCTCATAGGTCAATATGCCACCCATGTTACTGCCAGCTAGCAAATAGGTGTTGGTATAGGCCAAGTTGAATGGTTCAAAAATAGTTCCGCCCTGTCCCGATCCTGAACGTGATCCTACTGAACGTCGAAATATCTGACGAACTTCTACAACTTCTTTAGGTAAAATATAAGTGTTTTGATCTTTTATAGTGGTCAAAAACATATAGCTTTCTTCTACTGAACTGTCACCACGTTGACGGTATTTTGCC